GTCAGAAGCACTCCGTGCAGCTGCACCCGACATCGTCACAAACGACACACCTGGTCTTTTGCCAACGCAAGTCCTTGGGCCTGTCTATAACAACTTCATCGGTCGTCGTCCAGTGGTCGATGCAATTGGTGTCAAGTCAATGCCACAGGCTGGCAAAGTGTTCATCCGTCCAGAAGTAACCACGCACACCACAATCGGTGCTTCAATCTCTGAACAGTCACCATCGCAAGGCACTCTCGTTGTGTTCAACAACCAGGTCACCAAGCAAATTTTCGGTGGATATGTGAATATCAGCGAAGCCGATATCGACTGGAGTGATCCTGCAATCTTGTCCGTCGTTCTTGACGACATGGGCCGTATCTACGCCAACGCAACCGACAACTATGCAGCAGACCAATTGGTCGCAGGTGCAACCGTTACACAAGCATTCGCAGCAGCAGACACTGGAAAGCCTGAAGTGTGGGCTGCCGAAATTGCAGAAGCAGCAGCAACAATTTTGTCGGGTTCCAACGGCAACTTGCCAACCCACTTGTTTGTAGCACCAGGAATTTGGCAGGATCTTCTCGGATTGAGCGATTCGTCGAAGCGTCCGTTGTTCCCACAGGTTGGGCCAATGAACGCATTTGGTAATCTCACACCGGGACAAGCAAACGGAAACGCATTTGGCTTGCAGGTCGTCGTTGACCGTAACTTTGCTAGTGCTACTTGCATCGTGGGAGATGCTTCTGGTTACGAACTGTTTGAACAGCAAAAGGGTGCAATCAGCATTGACTCACCATCGACATTGTCACGCACACTGGCGTTCCGTGGGTACTTTGCAGCACTCATGATTGACTCCAGCAAATTCGTCAAGTTCACTTTCGCATAAAGCAACGAACTAGAAGGAACTGAAGAACCATGGCCACTTATGATCTAGCGTTTCACACACGCCTAGACGATGTTGTGGTTCTTCAGACTTTCGTTGAAACTGGCATCCAAGTTGGCGATGTTGTCACCATCGCTGGCGCTGGCCACGACATAAACGGCACACACACCGTTCTATCTACGCAAGACAACGAATACATCGGACAGTCAGACGAAGGCGACTTTGAGTTTGACAATGAAGTCATTCGACTGTTTCAGTTTCTTTTTCGAGACGCTGGCGACGATCTAGAGCGTTCTGTTGCTACAGGAACTGTGACCTTCACACCGTCTGTATCGTGGATACAGGCTTCCGATGTCACAAGTTGGTTGGGTATTGACGTTGCAACGGCGAACGACACGGCCTTTGTCACCGTTTGCGTCAATGCCACCAACAACTGGTGCTTTAGAAAGCGTCGTGAGGCTGGCTATACAGACTCGATGACGACAGTGCCGGGTGCCGACGTAAAACTCGGGGCGATCATGTATGCAGCAACTCTCTATCGTGAGCGTGGCTCTGCAGATTCGTTTGCCTCATTTGACGCAATGTCTTCAATACCTATCCCCTCAACTATGGGACGCATCATGTCTCTCATTGGTTGTGGCCGTCCACAGGTGGCGTAATGGCTGCATCTGGAATCCTTGTTGACGCAGTGAACGCAATCAAAACAGCGTTGACAGCGTTGGGTTTGAAACCAGTCACAGACCCACGCAACGCACGCCCCATGTCTGTTTTTATTGAACTCCCAGTGATGACGTCATTTACTTACAACGTGGGCGACTTTCGCATCCCAGTTCGCATACTTGCAGCTCCTCCTGGCAACCAAGATTCAGGTGACTACCTGATGACCACGGTTGACACAATCATGAACTCTTCCATTGCCGTAGTTGACGCCCGACCGGGCAACGCTTCTTACGGTGGGCAAGACATCCCAACATACGATTTGACTGTGGCTATCGCAGTTAGACGAAACTAGAAAGGTCAGAAATGGCATCAACAACATTCCTCAGCAACGCAACTGTGAACATCACACAGGGCGCTACTACTTACACCAAGATTGGCGACAACGCCAACCAAGTGACATTGACCATCGGTCAGGACTCGCTTGAATCCACAGCATTCGGTGACACTGGTCATCGCTTTGTTGGTGGCCTTCAGAGCGTTGAAGTTACTATTGAGTTTTTCCTTGCCTACGGTGGCTCAGGCGCAACAGCAGAAGTTGAAACAGCACTTGCAGACATGGTCGGCAAAGGCAGCACAACACTCATCATCAGCCCATCTGGAACAACTGAGTCAGCGTCTAACCCTGAGTACACCATTACAAACGCAATGCTGGAAAACTTTACGCCTATCAACTCAACCGTGGGCGAACTCGCAACCGTGACGGCTACCTTCACTGGTGGCACATGGGTTCGAGACATCACCTGATCTAAGGAAAGAGGGAAACAATGAAAATCCAACTACGCATCACGCCCAACGAAGGCGAACCATACGAACTAGAAACCAATTTGTTTGTGGTGGTCGCTTGGGAACGCAAGTTCAAACAGAAAGCATCTTCACTGGCCAATGGCATCGGCATCGAAGACCTTGCGTTTATGGCATACGAATGTTGCAAACAACACAACGTTCCAGTGCCCATAACATTTGACGAATACATCAAATCCGTGAACGCCGTGGAGGTAGTTGGTCAAGAAGACCCAAAAGCCACGCAAGCAACAGTTACAGAAGAGCCTTAGCAGAAGTACTTGTTGCCACCGGGTATTACCCCCCACAAATACCATTTGAAACGGATGACCTAAACACGGTCATTGAGATTTTAAATAAACAACAGAAAGCAGCAAAACGGAAATGACAGCATCAGCCTCCATAGAGATAGCAGGTCTGAAAGAAACCATCCGTTCTTTGAACAAGGTTGAGCCGGGTCTTCGTAAAGAGTTCACTAGGAACGCCAACGAAATTGCTCAACCAGCCATCCGTGAAGTTCAGCAGGGCTACGCCAAGATTCCGTTGTCGGGTATGGCTCGAAACTGGACAGACAAAACAGGACGCAAAATCTTTCCGTTCTCCGTGGCCAAGGCACAGTCAGGGGTCAAGTTAAAAGTGGACGCTGCAAGGGAAGCCGTGAGCCTGATCTACATCACACAGACCTACGTCGGCGCTGCCGTCTTCGAGGCTGCAGGGCGTAGCAACCCCAACACACTGGGAGACTCTCTAGGGTTACTCAAACCCAACCAGACGAGAGTTCTTGGGCCTTCTGTATTTAGGAAGCGTGGCGAGATTGAAAAGGCTTTACAACGCCTCTCAATGGATGCCATTCAACGTGTCCAGAAAGAACTGAACTAATGGCTCTTGCTATACCAATCATAAGCACCTTCGACGGAGGTGGAGTTTCCAAGGCCATTTCGGAATTCCGAAATTTGGAGGGCGCAGGAAAAAAGGCGCAGTTTGCCATCAAGAAAGCAGCCGTTCCTGCAGCTGCAGCATTGGCTGGTTTAGCCGTTGTTTTAGGTGACGCAGTATCGGGCGCTATTGAAGACGCTGCAGCGCAAGACCTCCTCGCTAACAGCCTAAGAAAGACCACTGGCGCAAATGATGCACAGATAGCCAGCGTTGAAGACTGGATCACGGCGCAAGGTCAACTGCTCGGAATTTCGGACGACAAATTGAGACCGACTCTAAATCGGCTCGCCAGGGCAACTGGTTCAGTTACTACGGCGCAAGAGTTGGCAACTCAAGCCATGGACATTGCTGCAGCCACCGGCAAACCACTGGAGACCGTCGTTGGTGCGCTGGAAAAAGCCTATGGTGGCAACCTTGCAGCGTTAGGGAAACTTGCTCCTGAATACCGTCAGATGATTAAGGACGGTTCGACCTTTGAAGACGTCATGTACGCACTTGCCCAAACCACTGGTGGCGCAGCTGCAGATGCAGCCGAAACCACAGCAGGCAAGTTTGCTCGACTGAAACTTGGTTTTGACGAAACAAAAGAATCCATTGGCGCAGCACTATTGCCAGCAGTTGAATCCGTCTTGCCTTACCTTCAGAAGTTTGCAACGTGGGCACAAAACAACCCACAAACATTCATGATTATCGCAGGAGCGTTAGCAGCCATTGCAGCGTCCATTGTGGCCATAAATATTGCCATGGCACTGAACCCAATTGGGCTAATCGTCATTGGCGTCATTGCGCTCATTGCTGGTCTTGCCATTGCCTACAAAAAGTTTGAAGGATTCCGAAACATTGTCGATGGCGTATTCGGCGCTATCAAATGGTGGATTACCAATGTTGTCATTCCACAGTTCAACCTGATGCTCACAGTGTTCAAAACCATCTTCAACGGCATTGCCTCAGTCTGGAACAACACCATCGGCAAGTTTTCTTTCACTGTGCCGTCGTGGGTGCCCGGTATCGGTGGCAAAGGTTTTGCCATGCCCGACATCCCGATGTTGGCTGCAGGTGGCATCGTCACTGGCCCGACGCTGGCGATGATCGGTGAGGCAGGCCCAGAGGCTGTGATTCCGTTAGACCGTATGAGCCAAATGGGTGGTGGCACAACTGTCAACATCAATGTCAACGGTGGCGACCCTAACGCAGTGGTGGCAGCGTTGCGTACCTACATGCGTCAGAACGGCTCTGTGCCGATTAGAACAAACAACGCTTTCTGATGCCTAAGAATTACAAAGTCGAATACTCAACTACAGCCAACACTGGCACATGGGTTGAGTTAGATGATGTGCAGGACATCTCGTTCAGCATTGGCAGGCAATTCATGCTTGACCAATACAGCGCCTCCACAGGGTCGCTAACCATTCGCTACCCGACTGGATACGCAACACCTAACACGGCAATGGTGCCCGATACTTATGTGCGTATTTGGGGGCCGAACACCACAGATGGCAACTATGCGATGTATCACGGAATCATCAAAGATGTGAGCGTAACTTATGGCATTCCTTATGCAGGTGGTGTTGGCAATGCTGACTATCTGAATGTGACCCTTGAAGGTGGTTTTGCTCAGGCTTCTCGAATGTCAGGTCAAAACTATGCAATGGCTGCAGGCGACTTTTATACGCAATGCAACACGGCCAGCACCCAAACAGGCTTGTCTATTGGCATCAGTGCCACCACACCACAAATGGCAGCTTCAACAGTGTCGGGTACTTGGGGCGACTGGATAAATGCTTCGCTGGTAACTATCAACGGCAGAATGTCTGATTGCACTGGATACAACTTCATCAATCTGAGTGGGCCTTTCAACGCTCGTACTTGCACAGTGAACTTTTCCGATGTGGCTAATAACGCCACTAACCAGGTGTATGACCAGGCAGACTTTGGTGCATTGTCAGACAACTTTTATACGCAGGTAACTGTTGATCCTGCAGACTATGCAGGTCAGACCGTTACCAATGTGGGCGCTACTGTTCCGTACCGTACTTACACGGTGAACACGTTGTCGGCTTCTGCCGGTCAAGCCCTCGACCAAGCCAACTTTCTGTTGAGTCAGTACGGCACACAAAAGTTTGCTTTGACCAGTGTTTCTTGTTTGGCTGAGGCTCAAAGTTCTTTCCAAATGGAT